TATCCAAGAACTTGCTAAAAAGTATGGTTTAGAGGAGACAGCATAATGAAAACAATTTGGATTATACATGCACTAGGCTTTATCTTTAGTTGGCCTTTGATGATACTAACAACAACTGCACACTTCTTATGGACATTTACAGTCATAGTATGTTGGCATACACCCTTAGCAGTATTCAAATTTATACGCTTGCCTTTTAGAATCATATTTAGGCAGTTTAATAAATAACTACATGGAGCATTAGCTCCGGACAAGACTAGAATATAAATTTGATTAACTAATTGTTGGAGAGATCCAACTGTTACCAGAGTTGGTAACATCAGAACCCTACAGTAGTTTATTCCTTATAAGTTTGCTACTGTGGGGTTTCTTTTTGACCTTATTGCCACAAATTCTTACAAAAAAACTATAAATACCCGTGCTAGGACCTAGGTGGGGGTTCCTGAGTCCAAGCAAGCCCAGGCTATTGCATCCTTGTTGAGTCTGGGCTTTTTTCTGCTGGTTTCAATTTTGATAAATAACATTGTAACAACAAGGAATCACACAATGCAAAAAGAACTAGAAAAATTAGTAAAGAGCTTAACAACCCTCTCTAACTTGGTATTACTATACCTTACTCTAACGTGGGGATATGCTGGTTTAGAATTTATTTTGAGGAGTTTATTACAATAATGGCCGCCACATACAACATAACAGTTAACCAGAATGCAGACTTTGTTAGAAGCTTTCAGGTTAAAGAAGACAACGTAATATTAGATATTACAAACTATAGTTTCAGTGCAAGACTAAAAGAAAACTACCACCACAGTGGGCACACAGACTTTGTAACAGCTATAACAGATGGGCCCGCAGGCACATTTACTATTAGCCTAACAGACACTGTAACTGGTGCACTAGATGGTGGAACTTGGGTATATGATGTACTAATGACAGACACTGCTGGCAAGAAAACAAGATTACTACAAGGTAATGCTTTTGTTAAGCAAGGAGTAACACCATAATGACTGTATACACAACACTACCATTGGATGATCTAAACCTAGCTGTACAAGTAACAGAAGCAGATGATCTAGTAAAATTAAACATAACACCAGCAAGTGTTAACGTAACCAGTGCAGTAACCAGTGTTAATGGTCTTACTGGTAATGTAACACTCAGTACAACTGAAATATCAGAAGGTTCAAACCTTTATTACACAGATGCTAGAGCTGATGCTAGAGTAGATTTACAAACTGGCGCAAACTTGGATTTAAGTTTTGCAGATACAGATGATCTAGCAGAAGGACCTAGTAACTTATACTACACAACAGCTAGAGTAGATGCTCACCTTACTGGTGGTACAGGCGTAACATACAACGCTGGAGATATCAGTATAGGGCAAGATGTAGCCACAGACGCAGATGTAACATTCAATACAGTAACCGCAGATATGTTTGGAGTACAACATTTTACTGCCAAAGCCAGAGAAGCTATAAGTGCAGGACAACCTGTATACATAAGTGGACATAGTGGAAACACACCAGAAGTAATGCTAGCTGACTTTGATGATCCTGCCAAGATGCCAGCATTTGGTATTGCTAGTGCAGACATAGCAGACAACAACAATGGTGCAATTGCAACATATGGTGATCTAAAACAAATAGACACAACAGGTACATCAGAAGGTGAAACTTGGGCAGTAGGTGATGAACTGTATGTAAACAATAACAAACTGACAAACACACGCCCAACAGGCAGCTCAGAAGAAGTACAAAAGATTGCAAAGATTATCCGTGTGCATCAAAACAATGGACAAATGTTCTTGATGGGTGCAGGGCGTACAAATGATATTCCTAATTTAGACACAGGTAAAGTATTCATTGGTAATGGCAGTGGATATGATGTTAGAGCTTTAACAACTTCAGACGTTACAAACAGTGCAGGATATATTACAGCATCAAGCACAGATACACTAACAAACAAGAGTGGATCAAACTCACAATGGACAAATGATGCAGCTTATATCAAAGCTGATAGCACAGATACATTAACAAACAAGAGTGGATCAAACTCACAGTGGACAAATGATGAAGCTTATATAAAAGCAGACAGCACAGATACATTGACAAACAAAAGTGGTAACATCAGCCAATGGACAAATGATGCAGGTTATCTAACAGCTGAAACAGATAACCAAACACTAAGTTTCAGCAGTCCTAACTTAACTATAAGTTCAGGAAACACTGTAGACATTAGCGGTCTTGCAGTAGCCACAATTGATGGAGGAACATATTAATGAGCGTTATTAAACCAAAAAGAGGTAGTGGAAGTCCAGCTGGCAGCATTGCAACAAATGAAATAGCTATGGATACTACAGCACGTAAATTATACGTAAGCACAACAGGATCAGATGCAGTAATACTAGCAGATGATTCACAAACATATTTAGACACAGTAGGATTGGTAGACTATTCAGGTGATACACCTATAGCAATCAATCTAGGTACAAACCAAATTGGTGTAGGAAGCGGTGGAAGTAGATTAGATCTAAGTCCAGGTGCTGGTGGTATGAGAATCAATGCCGCACCAGATATGCGTACCAACAAAATAACAAACATGGGTGATCCAACCAGTGCCCAAGATGCAAGTACCAAGAACTATGTGGATACAACCAGTTTATTATTAGCTGGCGGTACTATGAGTGGTGATATTGCTATGGGCGGCAACAGTGTAACAGGCTTAGGCAGTCCTAGTGACAGTGCAGATGCCGCAACCAAAGGCTTTGTAGATTCAAACTTTTTAGATCTAAGTGGTGGTACTATGACAGGTGATATTACAATGTCAAACGCTACCAGCCTAAACTTTGATGATAATGAATATGATATTGAATTACTTAATGCAAGTGCAAGTCAACCAACACTAAGTCTTAAAGCATCAGCACCAGCTGCTGGTCAACGTAGAACAAGTTTATTGTTTCAACAAGATGACAGTGGAACTGTAATCAGTCAAGGTATTATTGATTTCCGTCACAGAGGCAGCAATGGCAATAATGAATTTGAAATAGCACATCTAAATGATGATGGTTCAACCAAAGAACAGTTCTTTAGCTATGTTAAAAATTCAAGCACAAAAGTATTGAATGGTCACAACAATGGTAACATTGAACTAAGTCAAGACAAAGCTGAACTAAGCTACAGATTAGATATCAACAATGGTAGAACAAATTCAGGTGGTACATTGAGTCCACATGCACTCAGAGCAGTAACTGATATGAGTCAAGACCTTGGTGAAGATCTACAAAACAGTATCACAGTAGCATTGGATTATGGTGCACAGAGTATTACCAACAATGTACAAAACAGTATTACATTCCAAACAGGTAATGATTCAAATCAATATACCACAGGACGTTTCAACAGTGAATATGCCAGCAATGGATATGAACAGAAAATGAAACTTATATCACAAAACAATGCAGGTTCAGATGGTAATGCAGCAGGTGATGCTACAGCCAATGGACAGATTGATGTAACAAGTGTGCGTTTCTTTTCAAACGTACCCGTCAAACTACCAAGCTATACTGTAGCACAAGCAAACGCTATGCCAAATGCAGAAGAAGGCATGTTGATATACATCACAGATGGTAATGCAGGTGCTAAAACACTAGCAGTATATGATGGATCTAATTGGAAAGTTGTAGCTCTAGGCGCAACAATCAGTACTTAAAGTTAAGGAGTCTCTACCATGAGTAAAAATGCGGACAACACTGAGGACAAACAGGACAAAGTCAAAGGAAGACCAAAGAAAGAAGTAGACACTAGTATACTTCAAAAGCTGTGTGAAGTACAATGCACTGTCAAAGAAATGGCATACATATTGGGCGTAAGCACAGACACACTAAACAGAAACTATGCAGATGTTATTGAAACTGGTAAAACACTGGGCAAGATAGCACTACGTAGAGCACAGTGGAGAAACGCTGTTGAGAAGAACAATGTTACTATGCAAATTTGGCTAGGTAAAAACATTCTCAATCAGACAGATGCTCCTCTAGATGAAGAGGCTGGTACTATCCTGCCTTGGAAAGATTAAAGGAAAGCTAACATGAGCAAACAGGGTAACAAGTGGGCAGAAGTCACAGAACAAAACAGCAAAGATATTGTGGATATTAAACATGATATCAAGACTATCAAAGACAACCATTTGGCACACCTTGAAGCTGATATGGCAAAACAATCAAAAGCTATTGAGAAGATTGACAACCGCATTTGGTGGGTGTTGGGAATCTTAGTAGCATCAACTGTAATAGGAATGGTTAAAAATGGCTTATAAAAAGAAAAAGAAAAAAAAGTACGGTAAGAAGTAGAGATGAAGATAACACCAGCTACACTTGACAGTTGGAGAGTAATACCAAGACTGTTGATACTGTGTTACATGCTGGCGTTTTATGATGCAACACAGTGGTTTATGGGTCTAGAAGATCCTACAAATGCACAAGCAGGCTTTGTTAGTACCATAGTAGGTGCTGGTGCAGCTTGGTTTGGACTTTATGTAAGTTCAAGAAACAACAAGGAAAAGTAAAATGAAAAAACACGTACATCACAAAGAGTTTGATCAATACATGGATCAATGGAGTGAAGGAATGAAACATCAACAGAGAATTACCATGAAAGTCAAGGATAATTATCTTGTTAAAGAAACTGTTACAAGAGTGTTCTTTAAGAACGGTGAATACATAGACAGTTTTAGTTCAGAAACTATTTGTAATGCCTCTAAGTGAGATACAACGTACTATAAGCAATGATCCTAATAGGTTCAAAGTATGTGTTATGGGCAGACGGGCAGGCAAAACATTTCTTAGCATGCATGAAATAGCAAAGCATGCAAGGTTTCCAGGCTCAAAAGTATTTTATGTAGCTCCCACATATAAAATGTGCAAACAGATTATATGGGATGATTTGAAAGAGAAGTTCATCAGATGTAGATGGGCAAAAAAAATTAATGAAAGTGATTTGACAATCACACTGGTTAATGGAAGTAAAGTATACCTACGCAGTGCAGACAACCCAGACAACTTGCGTGGTGTTAGTATGGATTATTTGGTTATGGATGAAGCAGCTATGATAGATCAAAAGATGTGGACAGAAGTATGTAGACCAGCTCTAAGTGACAGAGAAGGTGATGCACTATTTTTAACAACACCCAAAGGCAAAGGTAGTTGGATATATGAACTATGGCAAGGTGCACACTCAGCAGACAACTATAGTGCATTTCAATATTCAACTTTGGCCGGTGGCAACGTAAGCGTAGAAGAAATAGAAGCGGCCCGTAGTGAATTAGATGACAAAAGTTTTAGACAAGAATATGAAGCCAGCTTTGAAAGTTATGCAGGCAGTATCTATTACAATTGGGATAGCAGTAAACATATACGCAAACAAGATAAAGAATTAAACAAGAATGAAATATTACATGTAGCAATGGACTTTAACGTAAGTCCTCTAGTAGCTGCCATATGTAGAGTAAATGGCAATGAGATAAGTGTAATAGATGAGATTAGTATGGAAGGATCAAACACATTTGAAATGGCAGAGGAATTGCTGAACAGATATCCAAACACCAGGATGTGGGTTTATCCTGATGCTAGTGGACAAGCACGTAAGACCAGTTCAAATACCAGTGATCATCATATATTAAGAAATGCAGGATTTGTATTGAAAGTTAAAAACATCAATCCACCTGTTAAAGATAGAATAGCAAGTGTAAATGCTAGTCTAAAAACTGTAGACGGAAGCGTTAAGCTAACAGTTGATCCCAAGTGTAGAAACTTGATCAAATGTATAAGTAGTCAAGTTTACAAAGAAGGAACACAAATACCAGACAAAAGCGGTAACTTAGACCATATGAATGATGCTATAGGGTACCTAGTAAACTGGATTAACCCTATAAGACGTGTACAAGATCCTGATAGGCCAAGAGGACCTCAGATATTTGGACATTATTAAAAGGATAAATAATTGGAATAGTCACAACAACTGATCATTGTTGTAGAGTACTACCTTACAAAGGAAAAAAATATGTTAACATTAGAACAACTAGAACAAACCCATCCTAGCTACCAACATGTGGCTGAACAGGCTAATTATCATTACAAATCATACGTGGGTGGTGAATTGTACAAAAATGGTAGTTACTTAACACAATACATTGGTGAGAATCAAGGTCCAGGCAATCAATACGCTAAACGTTTAGATAGTACACCTCTAGATAATCACGTACAAACAACAATAGATATTTACAGAAGTTTTTTATTTAGAACATTACCAAAAAGAGATTTGGGATTGTTAATCAATAACCCATTGGTAGAACAATGGTTAGAAGACACAGACCAAGAAGGCCAAAGCCTAGACAGCTTCTTAAAAACAGCAAATGATCTAGCTATGGTTACAGGTAGTGTTTGGATACTTATAGATAAACCAGATTACAAAGTAGAAACACAAGCACAAGCAGAACAGTTAGGTATACGTGCATATGCCGCAACATATACACCACAAAATGTATTAGATTGGTACTATGAACGTAACATTGCTGGCAAGATGGAACTTGAATACATCAAAGTAAGAGAATCAGAAAATGATCAATATGTAACATTTACATGTTGGTACAAAGATAGAGTATGCAAATACAAAGTAAGCAAGGACGGTCAAGGTGGACTAGAAGAAGTAGTAGAAGCTAGTGAATATGAAAACCCATTGGGTTACATTCCATTTGTACATCATGCTCCTCTAAAAAGTCCTACAAAAGGTGTAGGCTTTAGTTTGGTAGGTGATGTAGCTGATCAACAAAAGTTTATCTACAACTGTTTGAGTGAAATTGAACAACATTTACGTATCAGTTCACACCCTACATTGGTTAAGCCTACTAGCACAGATGCAGTTGCAGGTGCAGGTAGTATTCTTAACTTGGATGAAAGTGTTGATCCTGGATTAAAACCATATCTTCTTTCACCAGCACTAAGCACAACAGATAGTATTCTTAAAGCTATTCAAAACAGTGTAAACGCTATTCAACGTATGACACATACCAGTGCAATACAAGCTACACAAGGTAGTCCAATTTCAGGCGTAGCATTACAAACAGAACGTCAATTGCTAAACGCAAAACTAAGTGACATTGCTGATACACTAAAAGAAACAGAATTA